ATTAATTAGCCTTTTTTATTTGCATAAATAAGATAAATATGTTCTTAAATTATATTTTAAAATAAATGTATGTTGTGAGGAGTGATCTGCACTATGGAAATGCCAAGAATAACATATTACGCCAGAGTTATAGATAATGTTAATGGAGTAGAAATTTTAAGTTTTGCTGATGCAGTTCGCAATAATACTTGGTATTATGGCAGATGCAATGGTTTAACAGGAGGAGAATCAGAATATATTGTTGAATTTGATATATGGAATAATGAACCGGCTTTCGAAGCACATACTGGGGAAGTCGTTGTTTCTAACGCAACAAATTGTAAACTTACTGTATGGCCAAACGAAAATTGTGTGCCTACTAGTGACCTTTTATTTAATTTAAGAAACTCTAATGGTTATATTCCATTTATGTTTGCACGATGTGATACACATGGTTATAAAGGTGACTATACAGGTATAAGAAACAATTTGATGCTAACAGGTATTACGGGGAATGTTAATCCTAATTTAACAGGTACAATTCAAGGAATAGGAGACCATGCAAGAGTTCAAACAAAAATAATTTTACCAGAAAATTCCCAATTATCTGCTCAAAGGTATGGTTTTGTATTTGCTTTTTACTATGATTATGAATAAGGTGTGATTTAATTGAATTGGATAATAGAATTAATCAATGGTAAGAAAATAATTGAAAATAAAGATACTTGGGATTTACCAAATTTGAATTTGGTAAAAAGAATTTATTTAACTGATGGTAAAAATGAATATGGTTTCTTTATATCTGGATTATTTTTCATAAATAATCAAACATTTGATTTTAAGATAAAGTTGGATAACTTTAAGATGCAACCATTTCAATTTAAAACTGGAGCTATAAAATTTTCTCCGAGTTTTTCCGCAGAGAATGATATTATAGCTTGGAATATAGGATATAAGTTATATAATAATGAAGAGCAACAAGAATATATTTTAAAAGTAATGTATAATTATCAGATATTTCTTGAAGCAAGTAAGAAAGATAAGATGAGCAAAGATATTAGAAAGATTAGACTTCAATAGGAGGTGTGCTATGCGTGATATTCAATTAATACATGGATTTGTAGATGTAATGGGTACATCAAAAAAGAAAATTATATATTGTATGTTTGATGTTGTTAATACATCTGAAATAGTATTAACAACATATTGTGGAAAGGATTTTAATGATAAAAACATCCCTATTGATCCAACTTTGATACCTACACCAGCAATAGGCAAAATACAAGACAGTGATGGTAATGGTTTAGCAGGAGTAAAAGTTTCTTTTATTAAAGATTATATTGTGACTGATAAAAATATTAACCAAAAAGGTGCAGTACAAATTGTTGTAGATTATTGTATTACTGACATTAATGGACAATATATGGTTTTTATTGAGCCGGGTATTTATACAATTAGAATTGATGGAGGTCAAGCACCTCAAATATTTACAAACCAAGAAGTGACTATGGGATTACAAAATCAATATTATTATTTAATTGATAAAGGTTTAATACAGAAAAAGTATAGTGATGTTATTGAGTTTAATGGTATAACAAAAAAATTGGTATATGGGGAAATGATAAGTCAAAATAAAAGACCCTTGATAGATACTGAAATAGTTATTTCTCAAAATGATGTAATAGTTGCATATATAAAAACAGATAAAAGTGGGAAATATAATTTTGCAATTGATAATGGAATTTATGATGTAAGAATCCGTGGCCCAAAACAACCAATTAAAATTATGAAAGATTTTAATTTTGAAGATGGTAAAGGATTTATGGAAGTCATTGGTGAACAATCTAATTTATTTAAAGCAAGTCATAGCGATGTAATTATAATCTAGGGGGATGATGAATTATGGATTTAAATATAAACCAGAGGAGATTACCTCCACCAAATAATATACAAATATCTTGTCCTAAGGGACCACAAAGTCAAGTTGTAACTTGGGATGTTGTTAGAAATCCAGAACAGAACATTATTGGTAGTGAGATAGTTGAAATAGGATATAATGTATATAGAGGAATTTCTGCCAATGGAATATTTTACAAACAAAATCAAACAGTATTAAAAACCAATAGATTTGAAGATGCGAATGTAAGTAAAAATCCAAATACAGTAAATTGGTACAAAGTATCTACTGTATATTTAAATAAATCTACAAATAAATGGATTGAAGGTCAACTATCAGCACCCATAATATACCAGGTCTTGAACAAAAATAAGTGGTTTAAAAAAATTAATGAAAGAAACTTATGGATTTTAAAAAATACTGGACAATTATTTGATTTATATACAAGAAAATATGATGGCGAAAAATGTACAAAATGTTATGATCCAATTAGAGGTCGTGCAGCAACAACAAATTGTGAAGTTTGTTATGGTACAGGTTTTGTTGGCGGATATGAACCACAATTCCAATTATATGTAAGACAAAAACCGGCACAAACGGATTTAGGTATTACTCCTGAAGGTTATGTATATAACAATACACCTGGCGCTTGGACAATATCAACCGTTATGATAAAGAATAGAGATATATTAATAAATCCTCAAGGCCAATTATTCACTGTATTATCATCACATGTAAACCAAGCAGCTGGTTATTTGTTCCATCAAGAATTAATGCTTAAAGAATTGGACCCTAATGACCCACTTTATAATATGAAAAGAGTATCTTTATACCCTAATTTATAAAATAATAATTATTTAAGGGATTAATATTAATATTAATCCTTTTTTTAATATAATAGTATTATAACGATAGATAAACCTTAAAGGAGATGTTTTTATGAAGAAAATATTATTAAGTGTAATACTAATTATTACCTTATTAATAAGCAGTATTGCAGTAATGGCCGCCACTGATATATTAACAATTGAGGTACAAGTTGGTAAATTTAATATTTACTTCAATGATGTATTAGAAGCTGGGACAGATAGTAATTTTTATTGGAATGAAGAAAAGGAAGAATTTTTACCACTGACAATGGTATATAAAGATAAGATTTATGTACCAATTGAGCTTCTTAATAATAATATTGAATATACATATACAGAAGCTGATAATTCATTATATCTAAATACAATTAAACCTAGAGAAGAAATTTATCAAGAACAACAAGACTTTTTTATTAAAGAATATAATAGAGACTATGAAAGTAATGCCGTACCAGAGGAACAAATTCAACAAGTAGAAGATTCATTAGTAATAAATGAAGATGAAATTAAATTTAAACCAGAAGATTTTGGATTTAGTCAATATTCAACATTCAAAGTAGGTTCAGATACTATTAGTAAATTTTATTCATTTTATAGTACATGGATTAAACATTCAACAATGATAGATCAACATAATCATAAAATAACATTTTATGATTTAGACGATTATGCATCATATCATACTTGGGATGTTATAACAATATATAATATTAAGAGTGAAGTGGTAAAAGATATAACATTCATGGAATGGCAAAAAAATCCGAAGAATGCAGTTTTTAATACAAACAGAGGAATAAATACTGATTCCACTATAAAAGATGTTATTAAAGCTTATGGTAAGAAATATACTATTGAAACTATTGAAGATGGAAATGGTTTTGAAATGACCATCTTAACATATCGATTTTATGCTGATTCAGAAGAGATGGGGAAGTATACTAAAGGAGCAATATCTTTTTATACCTATAAAGGAGAATCATTGGAAAACTCGTTAGTAACAGGTATGAGATTAAGAATTAACTAATATTTATATTAAAATAAATTCCCCAAATTATTCATCCTTAAATTGAATAGAGCGTAAATTTTCAAGGGAAGATTATATAATCTTCTCTTTTTTTTATTTATTTAATAGATTTACAAACACTATTATATAAAATTAAGCGTCTTGTATACTAAGTAATGTAAATATGCATTAAAAAAAGAGGGTGGTAATATGAGATGGCGTGCTCTAAAACACACTAAAGACGTAATTATCCAAACTCTTCGTGAATATTTTGCCAACTTAGATAATTATGCTCACTTAATTCCACCTCAGTTTAACAAAGATCATTTCCAGAACTTAGCAATATGGGATACTGAACCTGAGGAATTACGTACATTACCATTAGTAGTTGTGACTAGCGGTGTTGGTGATATGGTTACAGGTGGATTGGGAGACATGGCCCAAGAAGTTTGTGATCCAATTACTGGTGAGATAATAGCTTATAAATATGGTGGAATGTATAGCTTTAATTTATCAATTGAAGTTGGTACAAGGGGAACATTAGAAAGAGAATTTCTAGCTGATTTAGTTACTAAAGCATTAAGATTTACATTACGAAGGAAGATTGAATTACAAGGAGTTTTAATTCACAATGTACGATATGGCGGAGAATCCGTAGTAAATTATGGTTCCGATCATATATATGTTGCCACAATTAACATAGGTACCTGGTCAGAATGGTACGAAGATGTTGATTTATTACCTATGGATGATAAACCAAATATTAATCAATAAAATTGTAGGGAGGTAATTGAGTATGCCTTATAGAGCGCCAAATGCTTACGCAAGATTTGTAAAGTCTGCTGGGACTGTAAACTCACCAGGTTCTACTAGAGTCATGGGTTTAATAGGAACAGGTTTGAATTATTACGAGGTTTATAATGAACCAGTACAAAGAAAATCAGACAGACCTTATGATGAAGCAATTAATTCCAATATTTTTGAGATTATATCTGTATCTCAAAAGCCATACATTAATGGAAAAGACAAAACAGATAATGTAATATATAAGAAGGGTACCAATTTTGACTTAAAGAATGGTAAATATATTGCATGGGAAACGATTCAAAACCCTGAAGGTGAAATAGTTGATCCTACTAGTGCAGGTGCAATAGCTTTTGCAGCTATGGAGAATATGACTTTAGCATTAAACGCAGATACTGCATATTTAGCAGCTGATGGTGAATACACTATCGAAGTTACTTATGTAGATGCACAAGCTGGAACATATAGAGTAATCAATAATATTAATAACGAAATTATAGGGGAATACACAGTATCAGATAAAGTTAATTATGATGCTATCCCAGGTTTTGGTTTAACAATTAAATCAACACAAGATGTTGATGGAAAAATTTCTGTAGGTGATTATGTAAAAGTAATTACAACTGCTGGATTAACACAATTACCATCAACGGTTGAAAAGTTATATGCTGTTTCTGATGTAACATATACCTATAATGTAGATTTAGCAGGTGCTATAGAAAACTTAGCAATAAATAATTTTGATAATTTAGTATCTGGTATATACACTATAATTGTAACAAGCAAAGCTGCAAATACTTTCAAAATTATAGATGAAGCAGGAAATTCTTTATATGAAGGTGTAGCTGGTGGAGAAGTTTCTTATCCAGAAGCAATTCCTGGTGTGACATTTAACTTTGATGCTATTCCTGACGATGTAGTAGATAATAATGCTATTGAAATTGAAGTAGTGAAGAATGTAAATGCAGGTGTACCTGCTGAAGGTTCATTATACTATGTTTCTTACAAATATAAGAAAGCAGAAGTTGATTATGAACCAAAAATATTCTTTGATTATGATGATGTTGTTGCAGAGTATGGAAATTATGATGTAACAGCAAGTGGTATTATAATAAACTCATTATCATTAGCGGCTGAAATTGCATTTGTAAATGGTATTTCACCTATCGTGTGTGTTCAAGCTAAAAATGAAAGTGATTATGAAATGAATGCTGCTATAAATAAATTACAACGTACACTTCCTGGTGTTGATAATATCAATTCAATCATTCCGTTAACAGAGTCAATGTCAGTTGGTGGACATGCAATGAAACATGTAGAATTAATGAGCGACCCTGAAAATGGAAAAGAGAGAATGGTTTATCTTGGAGCTGCTAGAAATCAACCTATTACTAAAGTTGCGACGGTACTTGATAGAACACAAGGTATGGTTGAAACAGCAAAAGGTTATAACAATGAACGTATAGTATTTGTTGTTCCAGGAGAATTAACTAAAGACATTAAAGACTTAAGGACAGGTAGAGCCGTTGAAAGAAGATTACCTGCGTGCTATGCTGCTGTTGCAGTTGCGGCATTAGGATTAAAAAATGACCCAGCTGAACCATTAACAAATAAAGTAATAGCTGGATTCAAGAATTTAACCTCACTTTATATGGAAAGTGAAAAGAACTTCTTAGCAGCTGCTGGTTGCTTAGTTCTTGAACAAGTGGGTCCTGTTATAAGAGTAAGACATGGTATAACAACATCTGTAGCTGATGTTGAATCTTCTGAAATTACTTTAGTTCAGATTAAAGACTATGTAATTGATGCTTGTAGAAAATCTACATCCGCATTATATATTGGACAAAAGAACAGACCAAGTATTGTAGCAGATGTTCAATACACAATGTCAAGTTTATTAAATCAATTAATAGCTCAACAGATTATACTTGGATTTGATGGTTTATCAGTTAAACGTAGTTCAGAAGACCCAAGACAGATAGATGTTACATTCCAAATTGAAGCTGTTTACCCATTAAATTATATTAGCATAAGCTTTGGCTTTTCAGCAATAAGCTAAGGGTTAACCCCCTTAGCTATTTGCTCATAAATAAAGGGTGAGGTGAAAATAGATGAATTCAAATACAAACTCAAATTTAAATACACATCGTGTATCTGGTATGCCAGATATTGGTAGTACTGGTGGTAAATTAGCGATAACTACGACTAATATTGAAGTATATGCTAATGGAATGAAAATTGGTTTTGTTCAATCTTTAACTCCATCTGAAACTCGTAATATAGTTAAAGTACAAGAACTTGGTACCGAAGGAGTAGTTCAATCAGTTCCATCTAATACTCAAGGTGGTCAGTTAGCTATAACTCGTTTCGCAGTATATAACGGAAATTTATTCAATGCTCTTGGAGCTACTAGAAGTGGACAATTTGTAAAAACAGAAGATTTTGATAATTTCCAATCAAAACCTGAGCCGAAATTATCACACTCAAATCCATTTAAAACATTGAAAGATCAGAGAGTTCCACTTGAATTTAAAGTACAGACTAAAATGCCAACAGGTGGATATTATCATGAAACATACATTGATTGTTGGTTAGCAAGCTATTCTAAAACTATCGCAGCAAATACAATTACTATTACTGAAAGTGCAACTATTCAGTACAGTGATGTGGTTGCTGGATTTGCAAAAGAATAATAGGAGGTGTTATAAGAGATGGCTAATTACGGTAATTATAAGAATAATGATGAGCAAGGCAGTAATTTAAGAACAAATACTCATAGAGCTGTTAGAAATGACATAAAAACACCTACTGGTTTTGTTCCTACAACATCTGATAGTAATGGTTTACTCCAGACATCAACAAATATATTCATTTATGCAAATGATTCTATAGTTGGAATGATTCAATCTTTTAACATAACAGAAAATAGAACAATTAATAAATTACAAGCTATTGGATATGAAGGAGTAGTCCAAGCTGTTCCATCTAACACAAATGGTGGTCAGTTAAATGTTTCGAGAATCGCATTATATAATTCTAATATATGGAATGCTTTAGGATTAACAACAGACGGGAAAGCTGAAAATCCAGTAGGAGCTATGGTACATACTAGTGGCTCAAATACTACAATGGGAACAGATTCTCCAATATCTGGAAGTAGTAGTGCTGGAGTTGTTTTTAAAACTCTTAGAGATCAAAGAGTTCCATTAGAAGTTCAAGTTAGAACAAGAAAGAATGGCTCTGGAAGTGGTAGTGATAATTTTTATATAGAGACTTACATTGATTGTTGGTTATCAAGTTATAGTAAGGCATACTCAGTTGGAACCATAACAGTAGCTGAACAAGCTACAATACAATATGCTGATGTTTATTAAAAGAGCTTTTTAGCTCTTTTTTTTTGTCTATTGTAATAACTAATATATTCTGCTATATTAAATAAATGAAATTTAATATTACATAAAAGGGGGATCTTTCAATGAGAAAGGTTTTAGAAGATTTAATTTTTATCGGGGCAGTAAAAGAGACTGTCAATTTATTCGGTAAACAATGGGCTCTTGAAACATTGAGTTCAGATCAACAAATTGAGGTTATGACTGTAACAGGAAATTATGATACTCTTACTAGAATCTATGCTATTAAGCTTGAGATTTTAGCTAGATCATTAAAAGCTGTAGATGATATTCCTCTTACAGACGTAAAAGAGAACCTTGAGTTTATTAAGAAGTTACAACAGCCTGTTGTAAATAAGTTGTATGACGAATATGAAAAAATACAACAAAAACAAACAGAAAGTTTAAAGGAAATTGATGAAGTAAAAAACTCATAAATGACACTTTTAGTCGTATAAGATGGAAAGTTCTTAAAGCCACTAAGGCGTTACCTACCGAGGAGAGAGTTCGGGAAATGAGCGACCTTCAGTGGCTTTGGTGTTATTTTAACATCTTAGAGGATGAACAAGAAGAGGAATTAAAATGGAAATCTCGTCTTGATTATCTTGGTTGGTGGGTTAACCCTCAACTCGCTAAAAGTGTCATGGAAGTTGAAAAGAGAAATGAGAATAAGGGTAATAATAAAAGTAGTTTTGGTGATGAACCAATAGAAGATGATCCTAGTGTAAATCCTAACCAAATTACTGTTAAAGGTGATGTTGTTCAAAGCGATACTTTCGAAGATGAATTTAAGAAAGCGTTAGCTGAAGCAGGAGTAGAGGAAGAATTTACAGAACTTCCTGATAGTCAAAGTGTTGGAGATGCATTTGAATCTCAAGAAGACTTTATTGCACGTGCTTTAGCAAATCAGGAATTAATAGAACCAATAATAGATAATGATAATAATATCAGATCGCTAGAAGATACCGTACAAGAACTAGGATTAGATATGAATGATATTGACTTTTTTGAATTCCCTGAAGAATAGGGAGGTGTGTATAATTGGCTGAATCATCTATAGGAAGAGCCGCTGATAGGCTCAATCCTAATTCTATAAACAAACAAGCAAATCAAGAAGCTTTAAATCAAGTTAGTCAACAGGCTGAACAACTACTTGGTGTAATGGATCAAATTCAAAATGAAACCAATGCATTAAGAGGAACTCAGGCTGATTTTGACATGCTTCTCAATTCTTTGGGAGAAGTATCAAATAGAATTAAAGGTATATCCAATGACATAAATAATTTAAATAATGCAAATATTACTATAAGTACAGATGTAGCTGTGGCAACTATTACACAACTTAATACAGCAATAAATGAAGTTAATCAGCATATGGATGTATTAAGTAGTACTGTTGGTAATCCTGCTAATTTTGATGGTTTTAAAAATGCTATTCAAGGAATATCTTCAGTTGTTAATCAATTTACAAGAGACTTAACAGTAATAGAAACAAGTGCTGAATCAACTGCTCAGAATATTAGTTCTGCTTGGGATCAAGCTCAACAATCTATTGGACAATCATCTAAACAAATACAACAAGATGTGGGTAACATTTATAATTTAAATGTTGGGATGGAAAACAGTGGTTTAGGTGTATTTTTTAAAGCTATAGAAAAAGATTTTACTGACTTACAAAGATTATTTAAGGATAATACTAATTCCTTACAAACACAGTTTGAATCTCTCAAAACATTAGGAGGTCAAGCTGCTAGTGCTGCCTATGCCCATATACCTCAAGCAACTGATGATTTAAAAGCAGCAATACAAGATTCTCTTCAAAAATTACAAAAAGCAGTAGTAGATTTTGAATTTAATGATGTACAAAAAAATCCTAGTCTAGTTGCTGATAAATTTGCTAATTTCACTAGTGAAATTATGAAGGGTATTGGAGTTTCACAAGAGAAACTATTCCAAGACTTAATATCAAATCTACCTAATAATGGTTTCGATGAGTTATCTAATCAATATCTTAAAGAAACAATGAAGGTATATGAAGATTTTAGTAAAAATTATGGTCAAGTTATTGCAATGGGTAATTCCATTCTTACAGATATTAAAGAACTTAAGATTGAAGGTGCAGATGATGCCGTTGCAAAGATAAGAGAGCAAATTGCAGCGTTACAAACAGTAAATAATCAAACTTATCTTGAAATGCAAAATGCAACCACAAAAAGATTTACTTCTGATTTAGGACAGGTTTTAGACCCATCTAGTGACGTAGCTAAAGGGTATAATAAAGAATTCATTAATGAAACTTTAGATTCATTTAGCAATTTCTCTGGGTTTAGAAAACATGCTAACCAAATACAACACTCGGCTCGTAATTTAGAAGAACAATTAGATACAAAATATGCAAATCAACCATTTGCAGCTGATGGAGTAAATATCCAGAAGATTGTTAAAGACACAACAGAAATAGATAAATTATTAAAAGTATTTGAAAATTATAAAGGTAATGTTATAGAGAACATCAAAAAAGCCTATGCTAGTGGTGATGATTCTCAAATTTCCGCTGCAAAAAATCAATTAACGGAAATTATAAATTTGACAAAAGAAGTAAATTCTCGTATGATGGGAATAGCTGATTCCATTGATGTTAGTCAAGGTGATGTTAAGAACATATCTGAAGTACGTGAATTAGTTGTTAGTTTAACATCTGGATTGAAAACATCAAAGAACTATTATAGAGAATTATATGATGTTGCTAAAACATTAAATATGGATGATGCAGTAAAAGATATAGAACAAATGAATTCTGAGTTAGTAAAAACTCAAAATCATTTTACAAGTTTAACTTCTCAAGCAAAATCACTTGGACAACAAATTAAAGAAGGATTAGGAGATTTCTTTTCACCTGTTTCTGCTTTCTCTAAGGGAATGGCATTTATGGGTATTAGTGGTATGCCTATTGGATTTGGTGGTGCAAAAGCATATTGGGATAGTTCAAGTGATTACTACAAAAAGCAAGCTGAATGGAGAATGGCGTCTGCCCAAGCTGAAATGAGCATGGGGGATATTAATGACCCTATGGTAGCTCGTGATGCTGCTGATTATAGAGTATATAATCAAGGTATGCGTTTCCATGAAATGACTAAAGGTCAAATTGGTTTTGATCAATTCAACAATTCCTACATAAATTTAATGAGCAATGTTGGTGGTCAAGTTGGCGCAAGTGATTCTCAGACTATAAAAGACCTTAATTATATAAACGACACAACATTCGCTGGACAAAAATTATATAATATCAGCGATACCACAATGGCGGAATATACAAAAACATTCTATAAAGACTTACGCCAGAGTGCTGAAGAAGTGTCTTATTCATTTATGAAAATTGCACAGACAGCAACAAGTGCTAATATTCCAGTTGACCAGTACATGAAAACTGTCACACAATTAGCTTCACAATATAGAAGTCTTGGTTTAACTAGTGATAGTGTGACTGGTATAATGGACAAGTTTGTAAGTCAAGGAATGAGTCTTCAAGATGCACAAAGTATGACTACAGCTATTGGACAAGCCACAAGTAGATTTGCAGATAATCCATCTATATGGTTATATTCAAGTGCAATGACTGGTCAAATGGGACCAGATATGTTCAGTAGTTTAAGAATGGCCCAAGATAGATGGAACCCTGATGGTACAGTTAAGGCTGAGTTTGTCGAAACAGCAGGCAGAAATATTGATTTTATGGCAAGTCAATATGGATTATTGGGGAATACTGAGGATGCTAAATGGTATTTTACAAATGAATTTGTAAAAAATGATTTAGGTATCACAGGTCTTGCTGGTGCACAATTAACTAACGCTTTAATGAAAGATGATTATAAAACCTTTGAAACCTTATTAAAAGAACAAGAAAAAACTGATAAGACTGTTATATTAGAAGGACAAGAAGATTTTGAAAATGCGTTAAAAACATTAGCTTCTGAATTAACAGAAGCACATGATATTCAAGCTCTTTTACAAGGAGGACAATATGAATTAGCAAGAACCACTCAAGATTTGAGAGATGATTTATTTAATGATTTAAAACCAGTTATTGAAAACTTAATAGAAAGTATAACGAAATTAACAGAAGTTGCTGGTGGAATTTTACAAGGCATCATTAATAGTCCAGTTGGACAAGGAGTAATGGATGTAGCTGGTAGTGGTCCTGCTGGTTTACTTGGTACGTTAACAGGACTTTATGTTGCAAAAAAAGCTGGTGGTTATGGATTAAAAAAAGCTGGCGGAGCGATTCAATCAAATCTCGGCAAAATATTTGGAAGAAATGCTGATGATGTTGCTGATTTAGCTAAATCTGGTGGTAAATTAAGCGATGCAGCTGGTGATGTTGCTAAAAGTGGTTTATTAAGTAAAATAGGAAAAAGTAAAAACGCAAAAATAGCTGCAGGGGCACTCGCATTAACTGGCTTAGTAGCCGTAGGAAGTCACTTCTTCGGTGGCGAAGATGAAGAAGGTGGATTATCATCTTCTACACAAAAAACATTAAAAGATAGAATAAATGTTGGTTATTCAAGTGGCACATCACAATTAGAAAGAGATGTAACCGCAATACGTGGTTTCGTAGAACAAAAAGTTGCAAGTGATTCCTGGAGAGGAACTGCAACTCCAGTTAATCCTATGGGATTATATTCCAGCTTACCAACAGATATGTCACAAATACCAGAAGCATTGAAAAATGGATTAATGCCAATGAGTGTATTAAGTACACTAACTACCCCTGGTGCGGGAATTACAAATAAAATAACTACTGATACAAATCAATCAATTATAGAAACCGGAGCTTTACTTGCCGCAGATACATTAATAACACGTATGATAGGTAAAGGCACAAGTAAAGCGGGACAAGAATTAGCTGAAACCGCAGTTAGTAAAGCGGCATCTGAAACAGCAGAAAAAGCAACTGCTGAGGCAGTTGAAAAAGTTACTAAGATTTGGGCTGATGGTTCAATAGAAACTATAAGTAAAAAAGCAAGTGGTGAGTTAATAGAGAAAGCACTAGGAAAAGCTGCTGGAGAAGCTGGAGAAGAAGCTCTTGAAAAAGTAGGTACAAAATTACTTACAAAAGGGTTAGGTAGTAGTGCACTTAAAGTTGGTGGATTATTCTTAGGAGATGCTTTATTTAATGCTTATGAACCAGGTAAACACCTAGTTCAAGGTGATTTTATGAGCCAAGATGCTGATAAATTTGCTGCTAATTTTGGTGTCGATGCTGGTATAACCGCTGCTGGTGCGGGTGCTGGCGCAGCTATTGGTTCTGCGTTCTTTGGTGTTGGTGCTATTCCTGGGGCTGCCGTTGGAGCTCTGGTTGCTGGATTAGGTTCAGTAGTTGCTGATCTTATTACTTCTGATAAAAATGGTGATGGAGTAATAACAAGAATGAAGGACCAGTTAACTGGTGCATTCAGTGGTTTTTCAACAGATGAAATAGAAGTAAAAAGGATGATAGAAAAAGGCCAAGGTAATGAATATATGGTTCAACAAATGCAATATCTTGGTTTTGGAAAAGACGCAGCTCAAATTATGGTTGATGCTTTGGATAAACACGCATCTAAATTAGAAGGATTAACCAATGAACAAAAATTAGCTTGGGCAGTCTCTTTTACAGATTTAAAACAACAAGGTTTAAATGATAGACAAACTTTAAAAGAACTTGCAGACGCATTTAAAGATCCTAGAATGAAAGAACTCTTAACTTTCAATGTAACTCAATCTATTGCAAAAAATGGTGGAGCAACAGTTGATGAAGCTAGAGATGCAATTAATAATAGAATGGAAAATATAAATGAAGTTAAAACTGTTGAAGAAAAAATGAAAGATCCAATGGATAGTTTAAGCGGATGGGATAGACTCCGTATGAGTATGGATTCTAATTTTAAGATGCAAAAAGAGAAAGAGAAATGGGAATATGACCAAGAGAAGAAGAAAGATGAAATCTTCTCTACACCTGGTAATTTTAGAATTATACAAGGTAAAGATGGACAACCATTAATGCTCACAGAAGAAGAATTCCAAAAATATACTAAAATGGCAAAAGACCAATTAAGTGAAGCTTCTAAAATAGATTGGACTAAATCACCTTCTGATTGGATTATGAGTCCAGAAGAAAAATCTAAAAAGCAAGGAAAAGCTACTGTTGAAACATATACTGAGACCCGTTATGATTTTGGTAATTATGATCTTACTAATCCATTTGGTAAACCTCAAAAATTTACTGAAACATATGCTTTACCTGCAAACTTAGAAGCATTACTTAAAAAAGACCGTGCTCAACAGGATGAACAAGAAGAAAAAGATTTTAGAAAGAAACAGATTGAAGTACAATTAGAAATTGTAAAAACATTACAAGAAGTTCTAACTAACAATGGTTTATATCAAGGTGCCACTAATGGAGTTTGGACTACTGAATTTGAAAAAGCTGTTGATAAAGCATTAGATCAATATGGATTTTCATCTACTGGTTATGGTACTTTATCTGCTAAAATGGAATCAGGTGTTAATTTTGGTGCAGTTAGTAAAGATGGTGATAATTTTTCATATGGTGCTTATCAAATACATGGTAAACACTCTATGCCAGGATTCTTAAAATATCTTGAACAAAATGATTCTGATATATACAATTTGTTTAAGGGCAAAGAAATAAATAGTGATGAGTTTAAACAGACTTGGAAGACAACAGCATTATCTATGAATGATGAATTTAGTAAGTTACAACAGGGTTATATACAATCAAGCTATTATGATCCAACTGTTGAGAAAATGAAAGATCAAGGATTTGATGTTTCAGGGCGTTCAGATGCATTAAAGAATGTTATTTGGCAATTAGCAGTTAACCTCGGGTCCGGTGGGGTTATGGAAGCTTTTAATAGTGTTAAAAATCCTAACCAAGCAACTGACCAACAATTAATACAAGGTTTATATAAAGATGCTGTAAGACAAAAACCAGGAAATGAAGCTTGGTATAAGAATTCATTAAATGCAGTATTAAACGGAACAGGATTAGATATGGGTAGTGAGGTTGCATTTGATGCTCCTGCAGGAACAAGTAACATTAATGATATAAATGCCGAAATGCAGAAGAGTTTATTTGGCTTATCAGCTGGTGAATACAGTGAACAAATGAAAAATGTTAATACTCCATTTGCAAGGGGTACTTTACTTCATGGTATAGTTTCAGGTGATTTTGGTAGTTCTTCATATTCTACTGGTGATTCAAGAGATAGAGTAAATCATTTAAAAATGATGGAAGATTTACAAAAAGCAGGTGGTTCTCAAGAATCATTTGTAATAAATTCTCAAGCAATAAGTCGAGGTTGGAGAGCTTCATTAGATGCACAACGTAGAAATGCTGCAGGTGGAACATTTTATGATGATTTTACTGCTGATGTCTCACCTGACCAAAGTGGTTCAATTTACAGAACAGATTCAATTTATAAAGCCTCAAGAGATAGTCTTAGTAGTGCAACACCATCAAGTGAAGATAAGAGACAAGCGATTATTGCAATGAACATTACAAATTACACTAAACCTATTGATGAAAAGTCTTTAGCGGAGAAATTTAAGAGAGTTCTCGAAGAAGAAGGTATTACAGCTTCTATTGAAGAAATTGTTGGAGACATCCAAGCTTTATCAACATCATTAGGAAAAACTATAGATAATCAAAATAATAATCAACGAAAGGCATACGATTAAAATAATCAGAGCCAACTGTAATTATAATTACAGTTGGCTCTATTTTATTAGGGGGAGGTGATACATAATGCATATGCTAAATTTATTAGCAAATATAACTGATCAAAATCTAGCATCTCAATTCTTAAATGATACAAATTATAATATTACAAGAGGTGCAAGAGAACATCAATCGCAAATGAATAGTAGGTATTTTAATCCTAGTTCACCTTTAGCTGAAGCACAAAAAATAGCTGATAATTATACAGCAATGAAACAAAGAAAACCAATGGTTATTGAATATTATAAAAGAAAACCAACAAGTACAGATACATCTTTTATAGAGTCTGTTGAAATGTACATAAATCCTCAACGTTTGAGTATTCAACATCAAAAGGTAAAAGGAAAAGCATATACTAGAGGTGGAATATTCTATCATCATTGGGGAGATGATAATCCAATAATGTCCTTATCAGGAACGGTTGGTTTAGCTGGTATGAAAGGTATTGAACAATTAGAGAAGATATACCTTAATTCTGGTACTTTGTTAAAATATGGTGATATAGATCTTAATAGAGTTAATAATGGTGTAGCTCAACCATATAAAAACATTGACTTTAATAATATGTCTAATATAGTAGACACAGTAATTGCCAGTCCTAATAAGATGGTGATAGATACTGCATTAGAAGGTGTAGCTGATAGAATTAAGAATGCAAAAATAAAAGCTGAAGAAGGACAATATAAAATTGTCCAGAAAGTTTTAGAGAATCTTAAAAACATTATGGCTCAAACAAAGTACCAAGATGCATATAGAGAGATAAGTAACCAAATAGCACAGGAAGCTAGTAAAACATCATCACCACAATTAGGAACATTATATCATTCTGCACAACAAAAAATAGCTTCTAATGTTTGCCTGAAGAATTTAGATATAAATACAAAGATATTAATGGCTTTTGAGATGGTTTTACCACATGTTGATTTGAGTGGTAGTTTAGATAAGAAGACCTTAGACGCAATTATAAAGAGTTCCAATTATAATAGTGGATTAACTGGTATAGGTTTTAATATTGTTGAGAATACTCTTATGGATATAAGTTCTGATATTATTGTAAAAACTTATGATATAGCAAATTCACAAGCTAGCAAATTAAATGAATATATCCAACAAATACATTTATCAAATGAAAATTGGAAAGTTGATAGAGAAGATTCATTCGTTGGTTGGACAGATATTGCAGATGAAATATTTGATGAATATCGTCCAAGAATGATATTTATTTATTTTGAAGATAGGGTTTATATTGGACATTTTGATTCATTTGTTTATAATCGTGTAGCGGAAACACCGTTGATTCAATATGAAATGAGATTTACTGTAGTTCGTCAAATATTAATGAGTTCAACTGGAAAGAGACCGACAGATGTTGGTTCTCCAATGGCAAAATATTTCTCATCTACAGCAAATACAGCACCGAATGATAGTCTTGAACAAAGTTATGCTGAATATTATAAGACAAGAAAAGCTGAAGCTTATACTGAGTTATTACGTTTAATTGATATGATAACTATTGATAAATCTGTAAAGAACTCTGGTTTAGATGCCACTCTATTTGATTTTGCTTTAACCAATGACCAAATAGCAGATATTAATCGTAAGATAGAACAATTGAAACCTTTAGCAACAGAATGGGCACAATCTACTTTCCCAGATAAAATGGATTATTATAATGCAATGATTAATTCAACTAACTTCTCTTGGCAACAACGTCTAGATTATTTTGCATTAGCTAAAATGACCCCTCCTAATCCAGGAGTAAAACAACATGTAAATAAAGAGTATATCAGAATTAAAGCTGTATTAGATAAAGAATTACTCAATGGCCCATTAAGTAATGAAAGGAAAAATCAGATAGCGGATTGGTTAAGTAAGATTAGTAGCACTTCTGGAATTACTGCACCAGATTGGGCTTCTAGTTTAGGTTTATCAATCTAAGACTACCCTTAAATAATAATTATCTAGTGGAGAGAATCCATTTAGATGTGAAAAAACTGCATAATATGGTAAAGTCTAAATATAAACTAAAACACTTCTTGTATTAAACAATACGGGAGGTGTTTTTCTATTATGGAGATAACTCAATCTTTTTTAACTGTAAACTCTTATTCAAGACCAGGCCGTAATTTAAAAGCCGTTAAAGGAATTGTTGTACATTATGTAGGTAATACAAATAGTACAGCGATAGCTAATCGTAATTATTTTGAAAATCTTAAAAATCAGACAAACAGATATGCTAGTTCACAATATATAATTGGACTACAAGGGGAAGTAATTCAGTGTATGCCTGAGACAGAAGTGGCATACCATGCTGGCGCAAAGACTTATAAACAAGAAGTATATGATAGACTAAATGGTAAACCTAATGATTATACAATCGGAATAGAATGTTGTCATATCACAGATGATGGTACAATGTCAACAACTACATATAATACATTAATAGAATTATGTGCAAATTTATGTAGGAAATATGGATTAAATCCAGCAACAGATTTGTGGAGACATTATGATGTAACTGGAAAAGTTTGTCATAAATGGTTTGTAAATAATCCTGACAATTGGCGTGTATTCAAACTACAAGTTGCTGGTAGAGCAGGAACTCCACCTAAGATTGTTACTACACAATCACCAACATCAGATACTCCTACAGTGACCATTACAACTACATCACAAAGCGTGGGTGGCTCTCATATTGTAGAAATAGATGATTCTGTAATGACGGACAGAACTAAATATGAGAATACAAAAAAATTAGAAGGCATACAAACTAATCCTAAAGAAATGAAAACTGTTAATTTTAAACAGGATTATGTTGTTGTTATTCGGAAGAAGTTATATTATGCCATCAGTGCACAAGATGAAGAAAAATATTTAAGGGTTTATCAAGTAAATAATTTTGTAAATATAAGAACATCTCATAGTGTATATGGTAGGCCAGCAACTTGTTCTATTTCTGTTAAAGGTGGAGAACGAGTAATTTGTGCTGAACAAGAGGACCAAGAACGACATGGATGGGAAAGTTGGCAAAGATTATTAAAAGGATGGGTTGGAGATAGTAATACTTCGGCTGAAAATGATAATTGGAAAGTTGGTCAAGAAAGTTGGTCATTAAAAGGAGCCCCTGGTATTGATTTTAAAAATCTCTTAAAAGCTCGTGAAGCTAAATATGGTTGGAGATTTGCAGAGAAATGTGACTGGGAACCAATGGATGAAATATATGTATTTGGTAAAGCAAGGGATAAAAAATATAAGAAACAAAATGGGGATTATGAATTTCTTCCATTATTTTTTGGATATATTGATACTGTAAGTAAAACTTATCAATCAGGTCAAGGTTCTGGTTTAGTTATAAATATTCAAGCAAGTGATCAACTAAAACTCATGCAATTATCACGTGTAGTAAATAATCCATCTAAATTACCAGGTGTTATTGCTAATGGTGGATTAGATATACGCTGGCATTTTCCACAAGATGAGGTTGGTTGTTTTGCAATTAATGATGATTTCTTAAATGGCAATAATGTAGAAAATAATGTAGTATATACTACATTACAAAATGTTTTTGCTGGTTTAGAACCTTATAAATTCATTAATAGATTAGCTTTAGATGCTGGTATTCCAGAAAAGTATTTACAAAAACGAATAGAAAAGATTACAAAAATACCTTTTGTACCTAAATTAGGACAAAAAGGACCTGGAGATTTCTTAAATGCAGAAACAAAATCGCGTATTGAAGTTTGTACAAAAGCTGCAGAACAATTGTTTATTGAATTTTTTGCCGATGAAGAAGGTAATTTAGTATTTAAAATACCTAACTATGCCTTAGGTATTAATCATCTTAAAGATAATAATATGGGTTATGATTATAATAAGGCTATAATAGATGCTACAGGCCCGCAATATGTTGATGAAAATGGTAATAAAGTAAACATAACACAAGTGCAAGCTGATGCACAGGCTGCAGTAGACGCAGGAGAAATTGTAGAAACCCCACAAGTTGTAAAAGAAACAACAACTACAATTGAATATAGAGTTGTATCTGGTGATAGTCTTTATAAAATAGCTCAGAAAATACTAGGTGATGGAAACAAATGGCGTCAAATTTATGAGGACAACATTAATGTAATCGGGTCCAATCCCAATTTAGTTAAAGTAGGACAAGTTTTGAAGATTTATAAGACCGCTTCTAATAATCCTCAAGAAGTACAAGCGGCATTAAAACAAGCATCATCTGATAATAAACAATCATTACAAAATACACTTAATAATAAACAAATAAAAATGGTGCAGGGCAAAACACTAACAGAACAAACAGATAAGTTGATACCAATCATTAAAGCAGAAGATTTGATATCATTTACATTAACTGATACTGATAGAGAAATATATAACATGTATGAAGTTCAAATAGACACCCCATTAATCGAATTTTCAAATATTCCACAGGCTATAAGAAGGGTTGTTCCAGATTATAATTCTATTGTAAGATTTGGATTAAGACCACACCCAGGTGTTATTAATACACCATTAATATCTAGTAACCGAGAAGCTGAAATTTTTGGTAGTTTAATGATTCAAAGATCACTAGCAAATAGATATACAGCAACAGTTAATATGATAGAAGATTCATCTATAAGAATTGGTGATCCTATAAGAATTGATATGTATGATGAACATCCTTTCAAAGAAACAGGATTATTTCCAAATTTCGGTGCCCAGGCTGTATTTTATATTACTGGAATAGAACGTTCAATTGATATTAAGAATGTCTCTTACATGACATTGCAACTAAAAGCTGGTCGTATGATGGGACAAGAATCAATATTTGATATATTTATGCCATTATACAAATATTATTTTGATGATGTTGAAGTAATGCTAGATTTTAATTTTCAAGAGATATTTGAGGTAGAATCTTCTATTAAATATGAAATAAAACCTGGTGATACACTCTCTAAAATTATAACTGGTATCTTGAAAGTTGATAGTATGGATGGAACAAAAATAAATGATATGATTGTTAGGATTGTTAAACTCAATTTAGAATATTTTGGTGGTATTGGTGTATCGCCTAATATTCATGAAACAAGGCAAGCAGGTGATATTATTAAATTACCTAAGAATGTTTGATATATTTATAGCATAAAAAGATATAATTATTTTACAGGAGGGATATTAAAATATCCCTCTATTTTATTCTTTTGGTAGGGGTGTTGAATTGTGCAAAACAACAATATAATTAGACCAAATGTAAGGGAACAAATTCAAACAAATACCTTACAAAATTCATACATAGAGCATGTTAATACAGGAAATAGATTAAGTGATAGGACTCCATACGATGGAATGTTAGATCGTTTTGGAGAAGTTCGTTTGCGTATAGCTATAATTGATAATCATGAAATCAAACGCCCACAATATAGTAAAATCAATCCATTAGATCCTAAAGATGTTATTAATCTTAATACTGGAAATGTAACATTAAGATGGGTTGATATGCCAGGTGGAATAATTCGTGATAAGAATATGGCTGGAAAATGGGAACATAATAAAGAGTATGAAGATTCAAATGTTGATAAACATGAAAATATAGATGAGAATAATACTGGCAGTAATGCATATGCTAAAGGATTACCAGAAAATAGAGATTATGACGAATGGATTATAAATTCTCGTCGTGAAATGGTTCAATTAACACATCCTTTTATATGGGCAGATAGTACTAATTATTGTGGTATGAATTATATCCCACCAGTTGGTTCTATGGTTATTGTTGGTTTTAAAAAACATGGTCATCCTGTTATTTTAGGATATGTACCAACACATTATGCTGTTTGTAAACCTGTTTTAAAACCAGGTGAGATTACAATGAAAGGCTATGGCAATAATTATATTCATTGGCGTCAAAGTGACAAACTTGATATGAAAGTTTGGGCTGAAGAAGGAAAAATTGACAATGATGATTATGAAAAGCTAAAAACAAATAAAGCTAATTGTACTTTGTGGTTGAGAATGAATGCTAATGATAGATATTTGACAATAACCGCTGAAGGTGAAAATCCTGAAGATAAGAATACATATAAAACAAACTTTGTTGTAAAACCCGAAGGGATTACAATGAAAACAAGTTCAAATAACCTTAATTCCGCTGATGATAGTGGTGAACATAATGATGAAGATACTACAATAAGTAGTACAATAGAAGTTAATCCAGAAAGTATAGTAATTAATACAGGAAGTTTTAGAATAAATGCTGGTAATATAGAATTGAATGCTTCAGAGACAATGAAAAACACTGCAAATTCAATAGTGAATAGTGCAGGAAGTATAACTACAAATGCTGGGACAATTACTTCAAATTCAAGTGGGGAACATACAATAACGGGTTCTATAATTTATATTAATTAGGTGATGATATGAGTAAAGATGTACAATTTTTTGGTGCGTGCAATCATATAGTTGATGGAATATATTATGAAAGTCCTCTATGTCCAAGGTGTTATGGTAAAGGATATTATGTTGACATATTCTTCGATATAAATGGCCAAGCTATTTTATCATCAGAGAGTATTAAACTTCAACAAGAAGTTTTAAAAATTATGGTAGATAAAAAGTATAGTAATGTATTCCATCCGGAGTGGGGTTCTGAAATAGATTCAAGTTTTATTGGGACTAAAAATTTAAGTATAAATAAAACCAAGGTTGAATTATTAGTAAGAAATGCACTTGATTTGTTAAAAAATATTCAAATAACAGAAAATCAAAAGTGGAGTAATATGACTGAACAAGAGATATTAGATAATATAGATTATATTGAAGTTACACCATTAGGTAAGACAGGTTATTATATTGAAGTAATAATTAGTAATTCAGCCGGTGAAACTATGACACAATCAATAGTATTATAAGGGGGTAAGAATAATGCAACAGAAAACATTTAATCAAATAGTACAAAATATTATTAATAATATACATGATACTATGCCAGAAGTTGATACCAAAACTGGAACATTTACAAGAGATGTTATTATTAATCCAATTGCAGATGAATTTAGTGGATTATATTCTGAAATGAAGTTAATTGAATTAAAGCAATCAGTTCTCACATCAACCGGCGAAGATTTAGATAAGTTAGCTGCAAATTACTTTATTACACGTAAACAATCTACTAATTCATATGGAAAGATAAGGTTTTACATAAGTAATGTTGATATTGACACATTACCTGAAGAAGTATTAATTCCAAAAGGAACTATTATTTCTACAATACCAACAATTGCACGTCAAACTATTCAAGTTCAGACGATTGATAGTTTTTATGGTAATAAAGAGAAATTAAAATTACTTCCGGTTGATGCAAATTACCCATTCTTTTATTTTATTGAATTAGCAGCAATGTCTGTTATAACTGGTTCACAAACAAATGTGGGAGCTGGAGAATTAGTTCAACAAACTAATAATATTAATCCAGCAATTTCGTTTGTTAAAAATCCATTTGCATTTACTGATGGGGCTGATTATGAAGATGATGCAAGTTTAGCATTGCGTATTAATTTAGCTATTAGTGGTGCAAATATAGGAACTAAAAATGGCTATTTGAGTTATATACTAAAACAAAATGGCGTATCTGATGCTAGAGTAGTTGGTGCTGGGGATTATATGATGCGCCGTGATGGTGGCGATGTAGACTCACAAGGTAAATATGTTACTGGTGATGGTGGAATGGTAGATATATACATCCGTGGCGAGCAGAGAGATGAAGAAACATATGAATTCCCAATTTCCAGTTATTATGTTGATCCTCTAAATCCTGATTCTTTTGCTGATATAGAATTGCCAGTTAAACCCGTCATTAATATAACAGATATTTCTGTTGTTGACCCTTCAAATCCAGTAAATCCGGTGTATTTAATTAATGCTGCAGATTTTGAAGTAGAAAAAAGAGAAGCAACTGATGGTAAAAAATATTATAGAGATATTCTATGGGATTTCAGTATTACTGATACATTTCAAGATGAAGTCTATCTATATTATCTAACATCGGTTCCAAGTGATATGCCTACAAAAACAGAAGTAGATAGAGAATTGAATGAATGGTTAGAATTAATGACTAATTTTAACTATGGGTTAAATTGGACCTATATGTTTCCAGAAGATGAAATGGCTAAAGATTATTTCATCCCAAATCTTTATACTGATAATAGAATATATATGATTAAGAGTAACATCTTAAATGAGCTTATATGTGTAAAGAAGAATGATAGAATATACATGAGAGTATATGAGAAACCGGATTTTGAATTAGTTAAAGATGACATTTTACAAAAAGGTAATAGTGTTCAAGCTAAAGATAGCATACGTTGGATTAAAAAGGATATGTGGAAATTAGGAGGAGATTCGAAATTACCTTCAGGACACGTATTACAAATTAGATACAATGTAAATGAACTTATAAGATCTTTACAAGAAGGAATTGAGATTAAACGTGTTTTAACAGCCGATGTTTTAGTAAAACAAGCTCAACAACTTCCAATAGAAGTAATATTAAATGCATATTGTTTTAGTGCTGAAGACCCTGAAAAAATAAGGACTTCTATTATTAACAGAGTGACAACTTATATTGATACTTTGAAGAAGCTAGGTGGAGAGTTTGATTTGTCAGATATTATTTCAGTTGCTAAACAAATTGATGGAGTAGATTCTGTAGAATTAGATGGAGATATGAGACCAGAAATTAGAATTATCCCTAATGCTGCAAAATCAAAAATAACAGCCAATGATAATCAATATTTTAGAGTACAAAATATTGTAGTAAATGTGTGGAAAAGTAATGCAATAAAATAAAAGTAAAGGAAGGTGTTGTCCTTTATGATAACAGGGGTAAGACTCACACAATTAGCTAATGGTGAACCACTATTAGGTAGTGCTTGGCATTATAAAAACTTATCAGGTGTTGATGCGGTAAAGACTCGTCTATCAGATTTATTTAATATTACACAAGATTTAGGGTTTGAGTTTATTATAGATTCAATAAAACCAAATTTAAATATTGATGGACAATTAACATTAGATAATAATGGAGCTTACGGGGACCTTTGGTCCTTTAGTGAGCGTATTTCTATGTATAAAAATTTATTGGAAAAGACCGGTTTGAACATAATATTAGAAGTGGATTTTCCAACTTTTATAACTGATACAAATTGGAAACAATATGCTGATTATTTTCTATCTTTAGTAGAACAATATAATTGGGTTCAATATTGGCAAGTAATGATTACACCAGAAATAAAAGACAACCAAGGAAATTATAAATGTAATCCTTACAATTATGTGAGATTTATGAAATACATATATCCAATTATAAAAATGAGATACTCTGGTGTAAAAATCGGTGGCCCTGGCATTTTTGAAGGATTAATTGATTATGCTTATAGGAATCCAATAGAACCAACCGATTGGTTATCGGCAGCTATAGGTGATGTCTATAAAAGTGGAGACACTGAATATTATGAAATTGGAGACAAAGGTTTTTTACCATTTGTTGATTTCTTTACAATTCAAGCGCGTCAAAATATTGATAATAGATTAAGTTATGAATCTTTTCCACAAATAATCGATAATTTGACCATGGATTTCAAGAATAAAATAAATAAGAGTTTACAAATTTTCTCTACCTACCAGGGACGTGCAGCTTCAGAAAGTAATCCAAACTCTTTAAATGAACAAGGTTACTATGAATTGCGTGAGATATTAAATTGTGTTAAAAAAAATATAATACCATTCAAAACTCAATTAATAGATGAATATTTTGATCCTAACATTCAAATTGATAATGATACATATCATTTAGGATTAATGAGATACTTTATGGGTGAGGAAAGTAAGAAGCCTGCTCTTCAGGAGTATAAATTCTTATTAAATGCCCTAAGGGATTTTAATAAAACTGTTGATTCAAACCAAGTAGTTGATAATATCACTGATGTTGATATTATAACATTAATGAATACAACTGAGGATAAAACGGCAACTATTATTTGGCCAAAGCATTTTGAAACTACATCAGTTGTTTTACAACCTCATTATGCAAGACAATATATTGTAGCAACTGGAGATAATGGAGCAATTGTTAATCCTACACAAATTGTTTTTAATAGTAATACTAATATACATTTTGTAATTGTTTTTCAAACAGTTAATAGAACGATTGTTAATCTTGCAGAATTAGAACAAAAAATAGAGAATAAATTAACGCATACAGAAGAGACATTAAAACATCTGATTTCTGTGTTACCAAATACTTATAATAAAGAGGTCAAAGATGTCAATTATTATAAATTACTGCGTGCATTTGCATTAGAGTTAGCTGATGCTAAAATAGAAATTGAGAAAATAGGAGACAATCTGTACTTAGATGATGCTGAAGGAGAAGCAATATATAATAATTTTGGTACATTAGTAAATTTAAGTAAGAAAGCAGATTGGGATTATGAGAAATATCGAAGATTAGTAAAGGGAGTAACACAATCTTTATTAAATGGACCAACACCAGAATCAGTTATAGATGCCGTTAAACTTTTTACAAATTTTGATGTTAATATGTATGAGTTATATAAGAATTATATTCATATTGATAAAGGAGCTCTAGGGAATGTAAAACCACAATATGCTTTTATAATTGAAATTGAAAAACCGATAGAAGCAAAAGCAGAACAAGGTTCAATATATGAAGATGCTAATTATGTTGTTAATATAGTTAAACCAGCTCATACAATTCATTTAGTTATTGTGACATTGGTAGGTAAAGAAAATTACCGCGAACAATATTTAAAGAAGTATGGGATAGATTTTAGTAAATCAGATAAAAACACTATACATGCTAATGTATCTAACACTGAAGGAACATTTGGTTGGCGTTGTGTTAATTATGATGGCCAGTTTAAAACCGCTAACACAGAAATCAATGAAAAATTTACTACAAACAATTCCTTAACAAATGGTGGTTTGTTTATTGGACCAAGATATATTTTATTTGATGAGAGTACTAATTTATTAGAATACAATGGTTCTGAACAATATGAAGAAGTGGCAGAAATTATAGATTCAATAAGTATAGAATCATTTAATAAGGAAAAATATGATGATGTTAATGATGAACTACATTTATCTTACAAACAAGATTTTATTGAACCAAGATTTGGATTGGATTATAGTACTGCTTTCAGAAACAATTTAAGTTTATTAAACCAATTCAGATTATGTCCTACAACAAAACTAAGGGATGAATTATGGAGTGAATTAGTAAGATTTTTAGAAGAGAAATATACATTTAAGTCTGAATCATTGGATTATGAATTAGAAATGTTCTCAACAGAAGTAATTGATACAGAAGATTTCCTAGAAGAAAATGATTTTGGTGTAGATGTTTGTGAAGTTATACCAGAATATTTGGATAATGTATGGTCAGAATTAATAGATAGTGATTCTGAAATTTATAATACAAAAGGAATTACTGTGGAACAAGAACATATAGCTGATTTAAGTGATAAATATGAAAGAGATGAAAAAGATGAAGTACCAGAGGTAGAATTATCACTTACTATGGAACAATATAGAACATGGACTTTAACAGATAGTTGGTACCATATGCATAAAAAAATCACACAAACAATTTCTACAACAGTTCAGAATGAATATTATTTACCAGGTGGAGACCTTTATACATCAATTGGTAGTAATGAGACTTCAACAGCTAAAGTATTTGTTAATGGAGTCTTACAACCTTCATTTAATTATGAAGAAATAAAAAGTTTTTACGCTCCAAATAAGGTTATGGGTATTAAATTCCATCCCGAAGTATTGAGATCTGGTGATGTAATAAGTATATTGTATTTGTGGGATCAATCATTATTAGTTTCTAATTTCCCAATTATGGACGTATATAAAACAGAAATCATGTTTAGTAATTCTGATATTTGGAAGGTTGTTGAGGAAGTTAATGATGAATTACATGTGTATACTTATTATAGTGATAGTAAAGATTTTAAATCCTCAATAGAAGAGTACTTTGAAAAATTCTTTGAATATTATATAAATGAAAATTATACTGGTGCAAATGATGTACCTGAATTTGAAGGAAGTCCATATCTTGAAGATTCAAATTGGAATCAATCAGATCTGGCCAGTACTACAGCGTTTATGATTCTCAATAAGAGTAAATTAAATATTGCTCAATTAGGAGATACAAGACAAGAAGAAACAAATGTTGAAACATATATTACAGAAAATTTTGATAAAATGCAAGAAGATGAATTTTATATGGAGTTATTTAAAATGGTTAATGGAACAAAACAAGTTATACAAACTTCATAATTTAAGAACATAATCAAGGGTGTAAATTCACCCTTTTTTTTGTTTGACTATTATTTATTGATGGGAATATTTTATTTCAATAGTAGAATGTGAGAGTATGAAGACCCTTTGCAACAAAGGAGGTATAAAAGAATGGCGTCATATAATCCTAGTTTTTCTAGAGATGCTAAAGGAAAATTTAATCGTGAGCTAGGATTTGTATCTATAAAAGGCGGCACAGATGCTTTCCTCATGGAAGATGAGTTAAATGAAATTCAATGGATACAAAATGAAGCTAGAGCTGAACTTATTAGAAAGTTGAGTGATAGCGGTTGCTTACAGGTAAATGGATTTAATCCTGATTACATAGAAGGTGGCATGAAAGAATTACTACATAATAATTTAAATAGTTTCTTATTATGTGGATTTGATGCAATCCTTAATGGCTATTTATCTTGTATTAACAATAATTCATTAAATGGTAATATTATAACATTACCTGATCCTCCATCCTCAAGTTGGAGATATGATTTCATTTTCCTTGAATTTTGGTTTAATGAAATAAAGCAATATGAAGCTGTCAAAAAATTCGGTGGATTAAAAAATAATGCATTAACTTATAACATTATTGATCCTAGAATGGGTGTAGAAACAAGTCGTAGAGTTCAATTACAATGGAATATTAGAACAATTGAAAATGTAGACTATGAAATGTATTCTAGTGGATTTACTAGTGGAATAGGCGTTTCAAATATGTCTATTCATCCATTGTGTGCAAATGCAGATGAAGTTACAGACCTTTCATATAGGAAACATAACAAAGATAAAAATTTATTTATATCAGGAACTGGAGATGATTCTGATACAACAAAATTAAAAACAATCGATGGTTATAGTTATGCAATACCATTGTTTTTTGTTAAGCGTATAAATAGTAGTGGTTATGATGAAATAAATAATCCAAATGGTTCAATAAATTATGTTGATAATAATTCAATCACAACCCGTCCAGATGGTAAATTTGCTAATATAATTTATGCTGATCAATTTATCGATGTTCGTCCTAAAGCTATAATGGCAAAAAATCAATTGGATAATATTTTTGTTTCTAAAGATGAATTTAACACATATAAAATTTTAGTTGATACAACAAACACCAATATCTTAAATGAAATTGGTAGTACACAAGATGATATAAATTTAATTCAACAACAAGTTGGAGATCTTATTAATACCCAAGTTAATGATGCAGGTCCACGTTTAAATAATGCTGAACAAAGGATTACAAACCTACAATTAGATTTTGTAAATGTAAACCATAGTGTTAATGATATACTATCGAAAGTGAATAATATTGATCAAAGATTAGTTGTAGTTGAAAATGAATTGAAGAAATTAGGAATTGATTTAACATTCACTAATTTAATGTATTATGGAACTGATATAACATTCCATGATATATTATCAATGGGTGGACAAATTAATACAGATGGTACACTTAATTGTACTGGTTCAACAATTTTTTCACAATTTGCTGGATATACAAATTATAGTTTATTATATGTTACTGAGGCATCCCCATCTGGAAAACTCGGAGATGTTTGGGTAGAAAAAGCAGACAGTGCTGCATTATTTAAGAACTCAGGTTATGGTGGAATTAAAGTAAATTCTGCTGTAGTTAAAAACAATGGAAATACAGTTATTGTTGGTTCAGACACATTTAATGGTATGACTGGTAAAAAAATTACACATGTTCTTAATCCTACAGATTTTCTTTTCATTACACCTACAAGTAATGTTTATGGAACAATAGGGGAAATATATTATTCAAAAGACGCGACTGGTTTTACAGTATATAATACTGGCCATGCAAATACAATATTTGATTGGATTGTAATAGACACAACACAATTAAGAAACATAGAATTAACATCAATAGCTTATGGTGGAACTACAACTATTACTGGTTTATACGGTGAGGATTTTAAGGCTTATATAGGACCTTCAAATATCCCAACAAATAGTGGAACAATTGGTGATGTAACTATTAGTAAATCACTTAATACATTGACTGTATATAATACTGGTTCAAGCGATGATGGAAGTACAATAGCACAGGTTTTAGTGTTTAAAGAAGTTAATGAAGAACCAGCATAAAAACTTTTTAAATTCTAAAATAACTTTTAATATGATTTATATTAAAAATACGTAAATTACAAAATTTATGAAATTGGAGGCATTGGTATGAACGGTTCAGAGAATTATAAAATTAAAAAACCAACTAGCGGACAAATTGGGATGATTCTACATAAAGGCGGAGAGTATGACCCTAAAACCGATAGTATAAAAGATGGAGAAGTTATAGCTAAAAAAGAAATTCAAAATTTAATTGTTGATAAAGCATCTGTATTAATGGCATGTAGATTGGCTCCAGGATCAGCTACTGGTACGGTTGGTGATGGTGCAAATGATGGTACATTTTTAGGAGATGGACTTCAATTTTTAGCCGTAGGTGTTGGTATACTTCAAAACCCAGCAATCCCTTATGATCCAATTAATAATAAAGTAAATACTTCATTATGGGATCTACAAGAACCACCTGCTGAAGAATTAACAACAGTTAAACTTCAGGGTGAAATATTTAGAAAAGCTTTTACAAGCTGGAGTTTTGTTAATCCAGATGGTTCAGATTCTGCAAACCCAACAAATATCCTAAAATTAGTCACTACTTTCTATGAATCAGAAGCTGTTGGACCTTTAACTGAAATGGGATTATTCGGTGGGAATGCTGCAGACTGGGAAAATGCTGGAAAAGATACAGGCTATATGTTCAACTATAAAACATTTCCCGTGTGGAATAAACCCTCGGACAGCCGCCTCACCATCAGCTGGAAATTAACATTCTAATAATGACTAATAAATGATTACAAGATTTATTAAAATTAAAACTGTTTACAAAAAAGTAAACAGTTTTTTATTTGTTAAAATTATATTTACATTTGGAGAGTAAAATGATATAATAATATTACTTATCAGAAATAGGAGTGGATAATGTTATGAAAAAGAAAGATACCTTAGTATCATGTGGACATAAAGAAGCAACAATTAGTATTCCTTACATAAGATTGAGAAAAATTTTAGAGAAGGGTGACATAATTGATGGGCGTTTTGCTTGTAATACCTCTGCCTGGTATGTTGGATATAGAATAACCCATATTGATTGGTGGGGGTGTATATGCTGTTTCAACTGATGAGAATGTTAACACACTATAGTGAAAATTTTATAAGGGAATTTGAAGATAAAATATTTTGGTATTTTCTTTTTGAAAACCAAAAATTATCTGAAGATTTTATAAGGGAATTTAAAGATAGACTTAAAGCTGAATATGACAGAGATTTTTTTCTAAAAATAATTATAGGGGTGATCAAAATGCAAAAGGTAACATTTGTGATGGGAATACCAAATGCTGGTAAAAGTACATATATAAAAAAGAACTTTCCAGATTATGTTGTGTTGGATGTATTGGATTATCAAAAGAAGATATGGAAAGATTGGGAATTCCCCACTGTAGATCAAATAATGCAAAGTTACTTAGATTTATTAGAAGATATGAAAAAGTATTTAATTGAGGGAAAAACTGATATTATTGTTGAACACACTCTTTTAAGAGCTTGTCGCCGGGAAATGTATTTAGATGAACTAAAGAAATTTAATGTTGAAAAGAATATAATTTGTATAATGGTTAAGAAAGAAGATTATACCTCAATTGGATATGATGAGAATATGGAAGTATTAGAATATCCGACAATAGAAGAAGGTTGGGATAAGACAGATATAATTTGGCGTTAAATAAAAGATTAGTTATAAACTGGTCTTCTCTTTTTATTACTTAAATGAAATCTTAAATATTTGAGGTGGTATTATGGATTTATTTAAAAAAGCAGTCGATGAGAATGATATAGACTTATTAGTAAGTACTAGACAATCAAAGAATGTAAATAAATTGCAACAAGAGGCAGATAAGTTTAGTGATAAAATAGCAGATAGGGTTGCAAGATTTAATGGCAGTTGGACATTTATTATTTTATATATCATTTTTATTATAATATGGATTGTAATTAATTTATGTTTCTTTTTTATTCCCTTTGATCCCTATCCATTTGTATTTTTAAATTTAGTTATGGGAATTATGACTGCTATACAAACACCATTAATTATGATGAGTCAAGGTCGTCAAGCAAAAAAAGATAGTATAATGGCTGAAATGGATTATAAACTAAATTTAAAAAATGAGTTAGTTCAAGAAGAAATTATGAGACGTTTAACAAAGGTTGAAGAGAATCAAAAAGTTATTATAGGAAATCAAATTAAGATGATGAATTCATTACCAAAATCTAAGATAGAAGAAGATTTTAAAATTGATAAATAGAAACAAGTTTTCTTGTTTCTTTTTTTTCTCTAAAATAATTAAACGTTTTGGTGATATTAGAATAGTAGAATATTACGCAAATTTGGGCAAAAGGAGAGAAAATGTATGGGTTCAAATGAGCAAAAATTTAAATATGACTCTAATTATAAACCTGAGGCTAATTTTACGCGTGTAAAATTTGGGCATGATATACCTGTGCTTGAAACAGAATTAAATGAAGTACAAATTCTACAAGAGAAAGCACGTACGTCATTAACTCGTAGATTGGTTCCAAGTGGTTTTATAGAATTGGTAGAGAAAGAATTTGATGGCTCTTCAATTTTATATAATCCAATTGAAAATGGTATAACTAAATTCAATCATATAGCAATAGCTCCAAGTAGAACAATTATTAATGGTTATGAATTGACATTAGAAGGTAATTTCATTTATGATAAATATAATAATTATGTATTAGTTGATTTGGGACAAGCGCCATCAGAGGTTTATAGAGAAGATTTAGTATATCTTGAAGTATGGTTTCAGAATTTAACATCTAATGATAATGTAAGGGAATTTGGATATAGTAAGGGTAATTACATAGGTTATCAAATGATTGATCCTAGGGTGAATGCGGAAACTTCAAGACGTATTGCAATGTGTTGGGATATCAAAGTTGCTAAAGGTATAAATTTTAATTTATATCCTGATGGATTGGGTTATACTAATACAATGAGTTATTCTAATGTTATGGCCAAAGCAAATGGTTCATTAACACCGCATCCTTCATTATTATATATGAGTGCAACTAATGAAACATTTAAGAATTGTGAATTTTACAAAGATCCTAATCTTTATATAGCTGGAAGACCAGATACAATCATAAACTCATTATCTATATATGATAAGTATATTTTTGCTTTACCTCTTTTCAGAGTGACACGTCGTAACAGTAATAAATATTCAATTGAAAACTTTAATGGAGCAATATCACTGAAAAACGTGAATGATATTCAGAATAATAATTCTGCAATAATAGGTGACCTAGCAAATAATATTAGACCTGATAAATTATACTATGATGTTATAGATGAAAGGGATATTTTAGACTTAAGAAGAACTATAAATATAAAAGAATTTAAACAACATTATTATCTTGATAAAGCAACTAAAGATTTATTCTCTGGTGATTTACAAACAAAGGCTAAGAACAAAATGAGACGTGTGCAATTTGGTGTGAAGGATATTGATTTTACTACTAATTCTATGGTTAAATTTAACACTAAATTTAATGGAGCATTAGATTCATTTGTACGTGGACAATCTTCACCAAATTATACCACAACTGGTAATATTATATATAAAGATTCTTTAAATGGATATGGTTTGTATTTAGATGGAACAAATCAAGTCACATATTCTTTATATGATGTTTTGAATGTCAATAGGGGTACTATGGATTTTTATTTTCAACCTTATTGGTACGGTCCAGAAGAAGATGTTAATCAAACAATTTTCATTATAAAAGATTTAGTAGGAAATCCAGTATTTACTTTAGAAAAGAAAGGTAAATATTTATTATGGTCACAATGTTTTGATGTTATTGGTTCGACAGATCCAAGTAGTAAAAATAGTATTCAAGTTGATTTATCAAACACATTATTAATGGCTAAAAATATTTATCATATTAGATTATCATGGTCAAGTGATGAGTCAATACTTGAATCAAATATTTACGTTAATGGTAAATTAGTTGGTCCAGGTTTTTATAAAGAAAATTTATTGGATGAACGTAATTATTTATTACAAATTGGTAATATTGAAGAACTCAATAGTGCAGGATTTGTTATTGAAAACATTACAATCTATGATGCTGTATTTGAAAATGAAATGAATGAATATTGGCCAGGATTACCTCAAGATGTAATTTATGGTGATAGTTTATTATTGCCATCATTTAACTCAACATTAAATAATTTCAGTGATAATGGTACTATACAAACAACAACATCTATTATAGAAGCAGATGGTGAACCAGTTGATGGTGTCACTACATTTACTTTTAAAATTCCTTATGGAAAAGATATTGATGTTTCGGAACCAGTTAAAGTTTACAATACAATTGGGAATGAAGTGGACGGAATATGGGTAGATTTAGATACGGATATTGCAACATTTTCAACAACTGAAAGTGTAACAAAAATCGTAATTCAGTATAATTTAATTGTTCCACCAGGTAATGGGGGATATGACCTTCCTAATGAAATTCTTGCAGCTGGAATTGTCACAATGGATGATGACAATAATACAACATTATCAGAGGTTTCCTATTGTAGGAAAGATTCTAGTGACCCAAGACAGGTATCATTTATTAAACCTCGTTTAATAAATGGGACGTATGATACAGCTTTTGATTATCCTACAAATAGAAGTGACGAACAATGTTTTGCTCGTTTATTACATTACCATTTAAATGGTAATGGAACAAATGAATACAATATTCCAAGGAATTTATATGGTTATGAAGTTATTGGTATTATGGAAGTAACCAATAGAAAATTAACACGTTGTACTAAAATAAATAGTGATACTATATCTTTTAATATTCAATTGCAAGATAGAGTCCTTGAGGGAGATATTATCCAATTTAAATTGGCTTTAGGTGGTATAACTTTTGACTATGAAACTCAAAGTAAGACATTAGTAAGTAATATTCATACAACTAAGATTATTGAATTTACAGCTAATGGAATTGATGATACTTATGTTTTACCGTGTTATGATAATAATATAACAAATGGTGGAATAGTTAAAGCTACTCTAACATTTACTGATAATACAACTGATGGATCTCAAACAAAACATAAGGTATACTTTCGAAATAATGGTACAAGTAATGATATGTTTTTGCCAGTATATCAAACAGATTTAAATGATCCAAATATAAAATATTTAATTGGTTATGAATTAGCAACATATGAACTAGATCAAGTTAATGATAGTTTTGGCACACCATTTTTAAGGGTTAAATTAAATCAAAAACCTAAGGATGGCGAAGTGATACAAATACCTGTTTTAGTATCATACCAGCCACCAGAATATATTAACTTGTCAATATGGTATAATCATATTCCTTATCAAGGAATCCTTTCTAATGAGCCTAAGAAGCTTAGAAGACTGAGTGATTGGAAGTATTTTATAACAACATTAAGTAGTGGAAATATAAATTATAATGTCGATAAAGGAAATATTTATTCACTGAATAATATTGTTAACAGACTACCAGGTGGAATGGCATATGCTTATACAGTTAATGGACAGTCTGTAGCATTCCATTATGCATCAAATACATTTATTAATAATCCTAACATAAATAAACAGCTTGCATTTGTTAATGATGTATTCTTTGCAAATAAAAATGGTAGTTTAGATAATGCAACATTTTCTTTAGAAACAGATTTTACTGTTTCTAAGAATGCAAAAGGGTTCCAAGATGGAGAGCTTGTGATAAAAGATAAAGATTTTAGTATATACTTACCAGATAGTGCAGCTGAAATTACTAAATATTTAGGAATGGCATGTTTAGTTATGGATGAAGATGGCGAATTACTCTTATTTGTTGTAGGAAATCTTGTTACTACACCAACTAATGTTAATGAATTAAAACCTACTTATGGTGATTTATTTAGAATCCAAGGAATACCAACTACAGTTAGATTTTAGGTGAGGTGGATATATGAAAAGATTAATTAGAAAAGCTGAAATTTATGACGGATTTAATTACGGTAATAATTATGTTGAAGTTTTTAAAAATCCCACTGCCTCTGAAATAGAAGCAGTAAGGGAACTTGACCCTTATAATTCTATTCGTGGCGTTATAGATAGAAGTGGAGATAAATATATTTGGATAGGTGAAATTGAACATTTTTCTATTAATAAATATATGAATAATCAAATACCAACCAATTATTTTAGATTCGCTTATTATGGCGAAGGTTGGATGTTTTATGAATCCGGTCATGGTAATAAAATGATGTTAGAAGAATTTAAAAAAATTATTAGTGATAACCTAGATTTTTTATCTCAAATTGGAAGTTTAAATGTATCGTTAACGGTAATGGGTTTATCTGATTGTGATAAATATTTATCCGAATATAACTCGTTTGAAGATTTTCTTAATAATAAGAAAGTCGCCGCTGTAAAATTAATAAAAGCTATAAATGTACAATTACAAGTTGGAGATCAAGTACAATGGAAACGTCATCCATATGATAATTCAGTATATGAGGTAATGGAGATACTTCCAAATGGTAATGTTTTTATAGATAATGGGATCAATGCTTTCACAGATATAAAACCAAGTGTATTAAAATTAGTGTCTAAACCAGCTGAATAAGCTGGTTTTTTATTTACATAATATTTCCTATATAATATAATCATTGTATAAAGGGGGTTATACAATGAAAAAAGTAAGGAATTCAATAGGTTATCAATTATATGAGTTTGTAAAAAATGAAGATGTATCAATACAACAAATTAAAGATAGATTTAATGTTAAATATCTTGAACAACTTAATGGTTATGTAAAGGGATTAGCAAGACTTCACCCTGAATTAAGAGATGAAATAGTGAGGATAACAGATAAAATTGTTATATCAGAAGCAAAAAGCCAACATAAATAGTTGGCTTTTTATTTACATATTCAAATGCATATGATATAATAGATGAATACAGAATGAAATATTTAGGGTTAGTTTTAACTCTTGAAACGATGGTTGCAACTATGATTGAATTATCTGGTTAAAATTTGTGATGCTTTTTCGTATAATATTTAAAAACAATATATGAAGAAGGTGAAATAGATGGCCAAAAGTTCAGGAAATTGGGAAGATAATTATAGTAAGTTAGTAAATCAAACTTTACCTGTTGAAGGCAATAAGGAGTGGAGATTTACACTTGAAGAACATAAAACAAAGGGAACAATGCAATTAAATGTTAGAATGTTTAGTCTTCCTAAAGCAGATAAACCAGATGCCTATAGCGGACCAACAAAAAATGGTTTTATAGTTCCAATTAATTCAGTAGAAGATATTGAAAGGTTAGAAGAAGCCTTTGTTGAATATTTTAAAAAAGTAAAAGAAATGTTATAAAAGGACTTTTAAAAGTCCTTTTTTCATATTTTTGTTAAATAATAATTATCTAATACATATAATATATAAAAATGTATTCTAGGAGGATAAAAATTATATGAAGAACAGTGTTATAGTTGAAACAGTTCAATTTATTATTGACAATCAAGCTACAAGAGAAAAAACTTGTAAGAAATTTGGTATTACAAAAAAAATGTTGGCTGGTAGAGTTGCAGTTCTAAAGGAAATCGACAGAAAATTATATAATCAAGTCCATGAAGTTCTTGATAGTCAGGAAAGAAAACACAATTCATTGCCCTTATACCTCAGGGTTGCTGAATATGTTCTCAATTCTGGAGATTGCTGGTATGGTACCATGGAACATTTTGATATAACAGATAAGGAACTTTATGATGCTCTCAGATATTTGAAGACAAAGAATCCTGCTGTTTATGGCAGAGTAACTTACTTCTTATATGAATAATTAAAAATTAAAACTCCCTGGAAAGGGAGTTTTTTTATGTCCCCAGACCCTTATTTAATTATTATTTAGTTAATAATCGGGGCAAAAATATGTATTATATTATGGTTAGTTAATTTGTATAGGAGTGATAAAATGAAGGAAAACTTATTAAAGAAAGATTCTTTTGATATTCGTGATTTAGCAACTATAGTTAAAAAAGAAACTCAAACAATACGTTCTTGGGAAAAGAAAAATATAATCCCCAAACCGAGAATGTCTTCACGTGGTCAAAAAGAATGGAGAGAATATTCAAAAGAGGATTTAGCTGATACATTAGAACACATCTTATCCTACCCTTGGGAAAGAAAAATAATTAAAAATTATAATGAAATTCAATATATAATTGATTATCTCCGTGGTAAAAGAGATAATTTAGATGGCATATTAGGAGAAGATGATGGAGAAGATTAAGATTATAATAGATAATGTGTATATAAGAATTGAAGGAGCAGATAAAGATACTGAATTTGCTATTTGGAATGAATTATCTTTTCAAATAGAAGAGTTTGGTTCTGAACATATAAAACGTCGCCATTTATTTAATCGTAAGACTAAGAAAACTTATACTGGACTTTTAGATTGGATTAAACAAATATTAGATGAACGTCATGAAGAATATGAAATTATAGACACAAGAGTTGCACATGCACCTAATGCTAATTTTAAATTAGTAGATGAAATTGCTCCTGGTATTCCATTTAAATTGAGACCATATCAAGAAGAAATAGTTAATAGAGCTGGGCCAAGGGAATGTATTCAAGCCGCAACTGGCGCTGGTAAAACAGCTATGATGGCTGCTTTAATAGCTAAATTTAATGTAAAACCTGTTTCTGTATTTGCTGATAAATTATCCTTATGTACACAAATTAAAGAGGAATTTGAAAAGTTTTTGGGTGTTCCAGTAGGTTTAGTTGGTGGTGGAATAAATCAAAGAGAAGATATTACAGTCTATTCACTACAATCAGTGACTGAGGATGATGTAAAAGATAGTAAGATGATTTTATATGATGAGTGTCTTACTTACGATACTCTTGTTCTTATGGAAGATGGATCCTATAGAAAAATAGGTGAATTAGTTGAAGAAAAATCTGAAATGGGCGTTATGTCTTATAATCATGTAACTGGTGAAGTAGAAATCAAAAAGATTATAAGTCATTCTAAGACCCCATTAAGTCAGAATGGTAAGAAACTAATGAGACTAAAAGTAAGGACTCAGAATGGAACTCTTGTAATTATAGAATGCACTGATAATCATAAGATATGGGTTGATAGCCTTGGCCAATATGCAATGGTTAAAGATTTAATAAAAGGGCAAAAAGTTATTATTAAAAATGATGCTTTGATTATTGGAATTATTGAAGAAATTGAATACATTGATATGACAGATGAAGAATATGAACAAACATTTGTATATGATATTGGAGTAGAAGATAATCATAACTTCTTTGCAAATGATTTATTAGTACATAACTGCCACCATGTACCCGCAGATACAGCTAATACAGTATCTCGATGGTGTACAAATGCTTTTTATCGAATTGGTGT